TGCCACTGGCAGCTTCTTAGGATCTTGCGACGGCTACGGAAAGTGCCACACTCGTGGGACCGTTTCGATCAGCTTTATGCTGTCAAATTCGATCGTTACGGACGCCGGATGTAGATCATCACGGTCAGTCGGTGGTGCACTTTCGCGCGCAGCTGAGGTCATTTCTCGGGAGTTTACGACTCTCAATGTACCTTCTTGTTTCGAAGGAACGAACTGCGTGGAGTTGCGAAAGGAGTGGGACGCTTTTGTCCGGTTATGTCTGTCTGCGCGCAAAGGCAGAAGCCGCAGGTCTTCGTATAGACTCGCCTCGATGTTAAAATCAGGGAGGCGTCTATTTGACGGAGATTGCGATAAGTGCGACAAACCGGAGAAAGCGAAGGCGAAGAGGGAGTGGAAGGCGAAGATGTCGAAGACCAGTAGTGTTGGAAGCTCCGAGGATAGAGCGCTCTGGTTAGAGGAATTAGCTCGACATGTTCGCGTGTTAGTAGGAGGTTGGGGGAAGAACCTCGAGAAGGAAAGAAAGGGCGACCTCTACGTGCCCGACCAGAAGGGTTGCTTCGAGAGAACTAGTTTTCTGGGTGGTACACTGGCATCAAAACCAGATTCCACTCTTCCAGTAAATCACGTTCGTCTCGGGACCGCAAAGACCAAGGGAAAAATAAGAGTTGTTACAATGCAAAATGCCTATGTTAAGCAGGTTTTAAGGCCTGTTCATAGTGCTCTGTACAACTATATTTCTTCTTTTGGCTGGTTGGTGCGTGGAGAGGTCGGAGAAGCGGATTTCAAAGCGGTGTGGGATGATCTCAAGGAGGGTGAAGAGATCATCTCAGGTGATTATGCGTCTGCGACAGACAATATCCATAGGGATGTCGTGCAGACTATAGTTGCGGTCATCGCTGAAGAAGCCGCGTTAAGTGACGAGGAGAGGTCGGTCCTCGTCGGTAGTTTTAAGGATGTGACAGTTGTGGAAAAAGATGGTAGTCTTGTCCCAATCATGCGTGGTAGCATGATGGGAAATCTCGTTTCATTCCCGCTTTTGTGTTTACTAAACAAAGCGTGTTTTGAAATGGCAAGACCTAACCATAATTGCTCGAAGGTGTGTTCGAGCAGTTCCCATAACTGTCATCGGATCGGTCGGTTTAATGGCGACGATTGTCTCTTTTGCGGTGATAGAGCTTTCTTCCTTCGTTGGAGAGAAGTTACATCCCGCTTCGGACTTATCGTGCAGGAAGAGAAGACGGGGGTATCTAGTCGTTTCGGAGAATTAAACTCTGAATGTTTCGACTACTCCCATGGGACTTTCATACCGAAGTCCTTCTTCTCTTTCCTTCGTCCCAATAGACAGACTGGTGGTGACTTGATGGGAGAGATTATTGCGGGCTCTGCGTTGATGAAAGATTCAACAAAGCTTTGGTTAATAAACCACGTGATGAGGTACGAAATCATCATCCGCGGTTTGACAGCCTCGACAATCCCCAACTCTCTCGCCATCCCACTCCTAAAACGCCGATGGGTCCGGAAACTCATCGTGTCTCCTCCCCCCCCTTTCCCTTCTTCTGGGACCGACCGGTCTGTACCGGTCGTGGTAGCTCCAGCTCCAACAGCTGACTACCTTGAGATTGTCAACGAAATTGACAAAGAGGTGATCCGTGCTCATGTTAAGTATTGGCACGGACGACAGGTGGTCTCGCGGACGGTTCCTATATTCCGCGACGGCCATATCTACTCAGATTCTCAGCACTGGCTAAACCCAGTACACGATGAGAATAAGTGTAGGACATTTAGACATTCAACTGTCTATAATGCCACTGTCACACCTCTCCGAACTCACCTTCCTCGGAAGGAGCGCAGGAATATCAAGCGCGAGTTCGATCTCAGTTCTCCCCCTCCCCCCTCTATCCGCTACCGGAGGAATCGCCGATGGGCATTTTCTTACCTTAGAACAACTTTTGATATTATGAAGAAGTTCTTCGGTGAAAGATTCATGTCATCGGACGACCAGATACATCCTCGATATGAGCATCCGAGCTTATGTCGCAAGGATAGCATCGAAAACTGCACCCCTCCGGTTTTCTATCCCCCCCCCCTTTCAATTCGCGTCCCACTCTTGACGCTCGACCAACATGCCCAAAGGATTTATGGGCTACCTACCTATACCACCGTGGTACTCGCAAACTCTAAGACGACAACTTGGGTTGACCTTCCGGAAGAAGGTCATGCAGAAGTCTATAGAGGTCGTGAGAACCGTTTAAACGGTCTGTATAGGGGGTTTAAAGTCCCTCAATGGATTCACTGAGGATGTTGGTTTCTTTTTTTTTTTCACGCAGACCTTGTTCTGCGCTGTAACGAAAGTGTATTGTCGGCCGTCGTGAAGGCCATCCCTGAGGAGGGAGAGAGAGTGTGATGAAGAGGCGGTAGCCGAGGAGGCATGTTTCCTCATTTAAAAACCCCAAAAGCGCTGAACCATTGACAATGGTGTGCATTAGTAGGGTGGGTTAAGGAAAGACAGTTTGAGGCAGTTGGCTGACTTAAGAGCAA